TTTCTTCCGTGAGCATTCTAATGTGTTTGACCTTTTTAATAAACTAGGTCGGCCTGACATATTAATCGCTACCACTTATAATTTTAACAATTCCCTGTTTAAACTTACCAAAAAATACCCGGAAACGAAGGTTATTTTATTTGGTTCAGCGTTCGGACCACTTTTAAAAGAAATTGATTTATCTCAATATCCAATCGATTATGCTAAACAACAAGAAAAAGATTTGATTAAGCGTTTAAAAAATGAAACTGGAAAACCTGATTTTATTTTTATTCATACTCCCGATTTTTTTGTTGATAAAATATTAGGTGGATGGGAAGAAGAATATAAAATACCAGTATACGGGATAATGAATGCTGCGGACCCGCACGTTTATTTTTCTGTTTCTGAAAAATCTAATAGATATACTTGTGATATCGGATATGTTGGTGGATATTGGCCTTATAAAGCAAGAAGTTTAGATAAATATATTTCTAGATTATGTAATGAAAAACTTTTTGATTTAAATATCAAGATTTTTGGAAATGGATGGAATTTACCTCAACATTTAGGAAATCTTAATTTTGGTGACGATAATCTATTATTTAACAACTCAAAAATTTGTATTAATATTTCTGAAGAACATTCGTATATTTTCCCAGATTTTATAGAAAGATTATTTAAATGTCCAATCGCTAATGGATTTTTAATTTCTGATAATGTTAAAGATATTGAGCGTATTTATCCAAATGGCGAATTGCCGGTATTTAAAACATATGAAGAAATGATTGGGTTAATAGATTTTTATCTAAAAAATGACGAAGAAAGAAATAATTTACTAAATAAACAAAAAACTGCAATACTCTCTTCACATACTTACTATCATAGAATAAATAAAATGTTAACTTTACTAAATTTAGAAGATGAAGCAAATAATATATTAAAAAATTATGAGAAACTTTTGGGATTTAATTAATTCAAACAAATTTAAGATAGGTATTGAAATTGGAGTTCGAGAAGGCTGGCATTCATCTGATTTATTAGAACAATCATCTTTAGACATTCTTTTTGGAATTGATATTCTAAAACAACCATCTGTTGAAATAGTTGAAAAGAATTATCCAACTCGTTATAAATTTTTAGAAACGTCTAGTGAAAAAGCTTCTAAATTATTTGATGATGAATATTTTGATTTTATTTATATAGACGCTGACCATGCTTATGAATCTGTTAAAAACGATTTGTCGTATTGGTGGCTAAAACTTAAAAAGGGCGGATTAATTTGCGGCGATGATTATATGGATTTTGATTGTCCGGGAGAATGCAGGTTTGGAGTTATTCAAGCCGTAGAAGAATTTGTAGAAAAAAACAACCTAACTGTAAATATATTAGGAAAAGATTTTGATAGTAAAAAAGATAGAATGGAATTTGGAATTAAACAGGGAAATGAATTAAATAAGAAAATTATAGGGCAATATAACGAATTTTTATTTAATCCTCAATGGCTTATTTATAAATGAAATTATCAATAATTATATCGTCTCATAATAGAAGCGAATTATTTTGTAGAACATTATATTGGTTGAATAAAAGTAAACCGACCCTTTCTTTTGAAACTATTATTGTGGATGACGGAAGTGATGAAGCAGAAAAAAATGTTATTATATCAGAACTTAAAAAATATAAATTAAACTGGAAATTTATTGAAATTGATTCTAAAAAATGGGAAAATGGAACTGGATTAAAAATTTATGCCGGAAATCCAGCTTTTACAAATAACATTGGATTTGAAAATTCGCGAGGTGATTTAATTTGTTTAGTTGGCAACGAATGTATTGTTTATAATGAGTTAGACGAAATTCTTTTTGAATATGAAAGTTATAAAAATCAAAATTCTATTTTATTTACGACAACTTACGACATAAATTTACCTTTAAATCAAAACGGCTCAAATTTAAATCAATTGTTAACCCCTCAAGTATTAACAAAACCTCTACAATCAAAAAATTTACATACCGATGTCACAAATTATTGTTCAATTACTTCTAGAGGCGTATGGGAACAAGTAAAGGGTTATGATGAAATATATTTAAGTGGAATCGCCTGCGAAGATTCAGATTTCGTTAGGAGAGCGGCTTTATTACCAAATTTCCAAAAAATACGTAGCGAATTAGTAAGTTTTCATCAAAATCATGGTGGAAAAACAATGTATGAAGAACCTCTTGATATTGAATATTCAAAGAAATTTTATAAAGGTTTATTAATAAACAGGGAATACTATAATAGTTGGAACGGAAAAAGATTGACTCCACTAATTCGATTTAAGGATTGTGTTAAATCTATTATAACTGAGGACGTTTAATGAATGTACTGATTACTGGAGCAAATGGCTTTATTGGTAAAACTTTGACAAAAAAAATAATTGAAAGAGATGATGTTGACAAAATTGTTCTTTTGAATAGAAATTCCGTAAATTCAATTTATAATGAAGATTTTAGCAAACGAGTAAGCGAAGTTAGAGTTGATATTACATTTCCCGAAATAGTGTCAGATTTATTTAAAAAATTCAAGCCTGATATTATTTACCATTTAGCCGGAATTAGTAAAGTAGCACATGAAGAAGATTTGGTTCAAACTAATATTGCTGGAACATATAATATATCATATTTTTGCCCAGAAGGTTGTAAAATAATATTTTCTTCAAGTTTAACAGTCCATCCTAATTTTGCATTCCCTGTTAACGAAAATTCAATTGTTTCCCCAGAATCTTTATATGGAGTAACAAAAGCTAGTAGCGAATATATTTTAAATGTTGCTCATAAGAAAGGAAATATTTTAGGAAGATGTTTAAGACTTGCTGCGATAACTGGATTAGGTAGTACGCATGGCGTTATTCATGATTTTATTAAAAAATTAAACTCGGATAATGAATTTTTAGAAATTCTTGGAGATGAACCGGGCTCGACGAAACCATTTGTCCACTTAGACGATTGTGTTAACGCATTTGTTTTGGCCGGATTTGATTATTCTTTAAATACTTTTTTAATAGCAAACGTATCTCAAAACGATACAATCTCTGTTAAAGATTTAGCTTCTGTAGTAATGAAAAATTATGGAATAGATAAGCCAATTAAATGGTTAGGAGCAAACGCTAATTGGTTTGGAGATAATCCGAAAATGGAAGCTAGTAATATTAAATTAAAAGAATTGGGTTGGAAATTAAAATATGATAGTTGCGAAGAAGCTATTTCTGCTTCAGTCCTTGAAAATAAAATGAACCAGAGGATATAATGATTAATATTATTGGGAAAAAGGTTTTAGTCACAGGTTCTCAGTCAATGCTTGGAATTCAAGTTATGGCTGAATTAGCGAAAAGAGGAGCAATTCCATACGGCTTCCCTCATGAATTATTTGATTTAATGGATTATGATAATTCTCTAGAAATTATTAAACATATACAACCATCTTATATCATTCATTGTGCCGGATTTAATGGCGGAATTTTTTATAACAAAGCTTATCCAGCAGATATTTATAATATTACTACTACTATTGGAACAAATATATTAAATATTGCTAAAGAATTACGAGTAGATAAAATTGTTTCTATAGCTACTTCGTGCGCTTACCCACCTAAATTATTATTAAAAGAAGAAGATTTTTTAAACGGGGAACCTCATTGTTCAGTTGAATGCCATGCTTACGCCAAAAGACATTTATTTAATTATGGAAATTTATTAAATAAACAATATGGTTTAAATCACGTTTGCGTCGTTTTTAATAATATGTATGGACCGCGAGATAGTTTTGATAAAAATAAAACAAAATTTATTGGAGCCTTGGTTAAAAAGTTTGTAGACGCGAAAACTGGAAAAATGGCAAATGTCGAGTTATGGGGAACTGGTCAAGCAAAAAGAGAAATTATTTTTAGTAAAGATGCGGCCCAAGGATTAGCCGAATGCCTAATAAAATATGACGACGCAAATTCTGTTATTAATATTGGAAACGGAGAAGAACATACAGTTTTAGAATATGCCAATATAATTAAAGAAATTGTTGGGTATACAGGAAATATTATTTTAGATACAAATAAACCTGACGGACAAATGAATAAATTACTTGATAACGCTAAAATGAAAAAATATAATATAAATATAAACTTTACAAAATTAGAAGATGGGTTAAAAGAAACAATTAATTACTATGAAAATATTTGAAAGAAAAAAAATTGGCTTCTTTTTAGAAAATTTTAGTTTTAATCAATTGAATTTATCTCTCTTTCAAAATATAATAAATAACGAAGAATATGATTTTAATTTATTTTGCCGAGAATATACAACGCCTTGTTTTAATATAAACGGCGGAATATTTAATATAACAGAATTGTTTAGTTATTGTGGACCCGTAATTTCAACTAATTTAAATACATCCTCAATACTTCTTAATTGCCCATCTCCTGTTAAATTCTTTTATATTTGGGATTTAGAATGGATTCGTATCAAAGATAAAAACTTTTCAATTCTGTCTGAAATATACAATAATAAAGATTTTGTTTATATTACAAGAAATAATGATTATAAAAAATTAATTGAAAATTGTTGGGGAACTAAAATATCATATGTATTTGATAATTTTGAATTTTTAAATAATAAAGAATTTATAAACTATGTTAATGAGAAAAGAATACCTATCCACTCTAGAGGGGTTAGAATATCTTAAATATGAATATTATACAAAAGAAAAAACTTTCCAAGAAATAGCAGAAAATTTTGGAACGAATAAAACTTTTATATCAAGGGTTTTTAAGAAATACGGCTTAACTCCAAATAATAAAAGCGAAGCTCAAAAAATATCTTTAAAAAAAGGAATAGCTTCTCACCCAACAAAAGGTAAAAAACGGGAATATTTAGTTAAGGATAAAATAGCTAAAACGATGAAAAAAATGTGGGCTGAACGAAGTCCTGAAGAAATTCAAAAAATAAAAGATAAGGCTAGAGAAAATTTACTTTCCGTTCCTATTGAAAAAAGAGAAAAATATTATAAAAAATCTTCGGAAACGAATAGGAAAAACGGAATCGAAGGCAGCAGATTAGAAAAATTCATATCTAAGTTTTTAATATTAAATAAATATAAATTAGAATTACATAAAAAACAATTAATTGAAAATGAGGAAATGCACTTAGATATATTTCTACCTGAACAAGGGATAGCTATTGAAATAGACGGTGCTCATCATTTCAAAGATATTTATGGAGAAGAAAAATTAAGAAAAAGAGAAACCCAAGATAATGTGAAAAATTGGTTAGTGGTATCTGCTGGATATTTTATGATTCGCGTCCAATTTCCGGGAGATTATATAAGTAATATTGATTTAAAAAAATGCTCTTCTCAGCTATTGAAATTAATTCAATTTATCACTACAATGTCAGAAGAGGAAGCCAAAAAGTTTGAAAATTTAGAAAATAGGATTTTTATTATTAAAGGAAACAAAGGAAAAAATAATGAATGAGCAAGACGAACTTTTATCTGATTTCGAAGTTAAAGATGAAATTGTGGATTATCAAAATTCAGAAACAAAAGAAGTTGAAGTAGTTCCCTCTAGAATAGATACTGAATGGTCTAATTATTTAATGTCTAAGTTAACAGAGGATGAATTATATTATCAAAAGAAACCAGATGGTAGTAAAGGAACGGCTTATCCAAAAGTAAACGGTTTAAGAAGATTAACGTTAGCTCATTTGGGTTTAATTACAAATTCTGGTATTAAAAACTTTGTTCCGCCTTCTTTATGTATGCAAGAAGGAAGACTTGTCCAACAATATGCAGTGGTAGTTTATGAAGTTGTTGTTAGATTACATGGAAGTAATGATATTTTAACATATTCAGAAATTGCTGACGCTCATCCTCAATTCAATTTAGATAAATTAGTGTCTGGACACGCTTCGCCAATGGCGGCAACACGAGCAGAAGCAAGAACTTTAAGAAAAATGTTAGGTTTAAATGTTGCGGCAGCAGAAGAAATTCAGGGTGGAGGTAAAGATGTAGCAGAAATGTTAAATAAAACAAACAATAATGACGAGTCTTCGAATCAAGATAATATTCAACAAGACCAAATTAATGTGATTAATAAAATGGTGAATAAATTAGGTATAGATTTATCTAAATTAATAAACAAACGTAAATTAACCGAAATGACAAGGGAAGAAGGGCAGAATATTTGTTCTGATTTAGCGTATTGGAATAAAAATAAAAATGTGCCTGTAGAATTTCTAAAACAATAAGGTGAAAAAATGAGTGAAAACAAAAGCAGAAAAGAGTATCGCATTTACAAACCAAACAAAAATAATAGCGGTTCTGTAAGTTCATGGCAAGTATCACTTGATAGTAATCCTGAAAAAGGGAATAATGTATTTTTAGATTGCGCGAATCAAAAACAATCTGAAAATGATAACGCTGCGTTTGATTGGGATAATAAAGTAACTGTTAAATTAGGTTTGCCTGATTTAGGAGCTATTTTATCTGTATTAAATGGGCGTCAAGATGGCGTTGGATATATGAAAGATGGGAAGCGTTCTGGACTTTATCATCAAAACGCAAAAGGAAACGCGGTAATTTATTTTAGTGAAAATGTACAAAATGACAATTTAGTTGGATTTTCATTAAGAGTTTCCAAGAAATCTGGAAACGACCAAAAAGCTGTTAATTCATCGATCTCTTTAGAAGAATCACAAATTTTAAGAATTTTCCTAGAAGATGCTGTTAAAGTATTAATCTAAAATGTGATTTCGCAATTTATATCTAATTTATTTACAGGGAGTTTTGGAATCATTTGTATTTCGAACTCCCAAATTTTTTCTTGAACCAAATCGCAATTTTCTTCAATTTCCACATCATTTTTATATAACTGATAAGTATTGTTATTGTATTTTAATACTATTTCAATATTAAATAGTTGATATATTAAAATCTTTTTTATTTTAACAGGGAATTCATTAGTAAATTTTATAAATAATTTAAACCATTTGGTCGGCTCATTATCATAAATAATTTGCGGAAAATCCTCATACCATAATTTAACCATAATATTCCCTGTTTAACAATTGCTCTGAACACAAACCCATCTATTATTTTCTGGATTATAAGACATAGCAATCAATGTTCCGCTCGCAATACTTAAATTAAATGGATTAAAAACCCTAATTTCTTCATCTGATAAAACTCCGGACGTAGATGTATTACTTAAATATTTAATAGTTTTCGCTCTACTAAATGAATTTATTCCTAAAATATCAGATAATTTTGCTATTTTAAATGAGTGAACTGTCCAAACTTTTCTTTTATCATCCCATAATGGGTCGATGGGGCCGGATTTATGAATAGAAGTATCTACATGTCTTTGATACCCGCTAGGTATTAAATCTCCTCTAATATCATATCCCCAACCAGTTAATACCATTGGTGAAGGAAAACACAAACCTCTTTTATTAACATCTAAATCATAAAAAATTCCTGAGCCAGCTGGATAACTCCCTGTTACACTTGCATATCTATATTGCATATTATCATAATTTTCTCCGAAACTTACAATATCTGTTTCAAAACCGCTTGGATTAACAGAAAAAGGATTAAACAAATATCCTGTTAAAACAGTAGTATCATTCCAAATGCCAGTTGGGGCCGAAATATGCGGAATTAAATATCCAGAACCATAAACCGAAAATGATTTAAATACTTGGTCAAAACCTCCAGCAACAGAACTTTTAAAACTATTACCACTAGGCGGAATCATTCCTAAAGATTCTTCAAGTGTTGCTGACGAAATTAAATTATTATATTTTATATTATCCGAAGTATAAAGTTGAAGTCCTAAAACATTATGGGGACTTCTTCTTCTAATTGACGGTCTACTATTATCTAAAATATTACCGTTATTAAATGCTGTTAAATTTTGTATTGCGTTTTGCAATATTTGAGTTCTAATAGCATTTGCCGTTTCTACAGAATAATAATTATTTAATCTAGCAACTTTAGATAATCTATCAATAAATACTTTACTTAATTGTCCAAATCTTACCGTATAAGTTTCAAATCTATAAGTTGTAGAAATTTCCCTTGTATTAACTTCCATTTTAATATCACTAATAACAGGTCCGCCAGTTAAAATTTGCGCTCCTAAATTATACGCCGGAATTGCCGCAATTTTAATATATCCGTTTTCGGATAATTGCATATTTGAAATGGTATTATCAACCATAGACGAACCAACAAAATCCATTTGAGTATATCCGCCATAATTCCATGGAACTAAAGAACTTTCTTGGGTATATTTAGTATTTCCCGGTTTTCCAATAGCATACCAGGGTCCATACATATAAACAGAGGATTTTAATGGAATATGAAAATCAACTGGAGTAATTGAATCTGGATGAATTCTAATTGTCGGAGTTCCACCAGAAGAATTTTGAAAAGCAGAAGTCGTATCTGTTCCTGGAGCTACTGTCGGGGTGTTATTTGTATCTGTAATTGTTTGTGAGGTTGCTTTCCTTAAACTATTTAGAATACTTAAATCGCCGCCAGCGTCTGTAGGATGTAAGAAAACCCCGTCTGTTTGAACAATAACACTTATTAATCCTCCATTATAATATAATTTATTTCCGACAACAGAAGCTTTAATATATAATTTATTGTTATAATATAAACTATTTGTAGGATTTATTTTTCTTAAATCTGGATAAATATTAGAAACTGTATAAGTTGAAAAATCATAAACAATAAACATTACATATCTTCCATCTTGGTCTTTAAATAAATCTCTAAATATAGACGGAAGCCCGCTTAAATCATTTTCGCCATCACTATCAACCCATCCACCATCACCAATTTCCCAATCATAAATTCTGATACTTGTGTCAGCGTCTAAATATGAATTTAAAAATGGAAGAGTAATAACATATTTTTTTCCAAAATTATCTTTAGCTATTTTTAATAAAGCATCTTTAAATCTTTGTAATTTGGTTAATGACGACATGTTCCCGGCAATAGCGGAAGAAATACTATTTAATGTTCCAACATTAGTATTAACCATTTCATTAGGTCTAGGAGGACCGACGAAATTCCTTTTAAAATTAATTCTTGCCGCCAAATCTTTAGCTGATAAACCACCTAATAAATTCCAAATTGTTGGTTTAAATTTTTGTAAATACCCTTCCCAAGTTCCACCGCTTTCATCAGCCAATAACATTCTTAATTCAAATTCACTACAAACATAATCAGTTGTTCCTAAAACATCAGCTACTTCTGGTAAATATAATGTAAAAGTTCGAGTATAAACATTTTTAATTAAACTTCCCGCCTCGTCCCTTAATTCTAAATATTGAAAAACCCCAGCTATAATATTTCCACTCCCATCAAACCCGTAAAATCCCTGAATATCGTCACTTCTTTTAAATAATCTATTTTGAAATCCCCCGTTTAAAAATGCTGAAGTAACCTCGTCTTTTTGTTCAATCCCAATACTTTTTCCAGCTACTACGCCCCCAAATATTCCGCTGACAATAGTTGCTAATTGTCCCAAAGTTGGTTGATTTAATCGACTTATAGTATAAATTTTAATAGTATAATCTTCTAAAGTAACATAAAAATCATAATTAGCAATTTCACAAATTTCTGCAATAAAATCTAATATAGAAAGGCTTCCATTTGATTGAATTCTAAAATAAGAAGGTAAACTTGGCAAATTACTTAAATCAAGACTATAATTGAAAGTATTTGAAGCTTCGTCGGTATAAGTTATTGGGCCTCCATAATCTCCGGGAGCGCTATTACAAATTGCTAATAAACCGTCTCTGACTAATTCCCAAGGCATTCCTGATTCATTAACCCCCGAACTTCCAAAAGAAGAACTTTCATAATAACCAAATACATTAATTAAATTTTTAACAGTAAAAACCGAGCCTCTATATCCCCCTGTAATAATTTTTGTTCCAATTAATAGGGAGCGAGGGTCTTCCATAAAAACTGTATATCGAGGATTGCCGTTAATGTCGGCGTCTTCAACATATCTTTTCATCAAACCGCGAAATGTAAAAGAACCAATAGAGAATGTTCCAGGTGCTCCCGGTAACGGTGCTGTAAATGTTTCTCCAGAATCCGGATACATCGTAACTGTTAAAGTGCTCGGTTTACTATTCCACCCAATTGAAGTTTGAACATCTGAAACAGAAACTCCGCAAAATTGATATATACTCATTTTTTCCTTTTTATAATTGATACGTCCAACTTACGTTCCTTGAATATCTTCCTGTTCTTTCCGACCAAGTTTCAATATCCCGAGCTTTTTTTAATACCGAAACTCCGGTTGGTACATGGGTAGCTAATAAAGAAGTTGTATCTGGCATAGTTGGAGTGCTTCCGCCATAAACTTTTGGACTACTTACAATCTCAATACTTAAATTTTTCTTTCTTGACGTATAAGTTGACATTCCCTGAATAATGGGACCGGAAGCTTGCCCAATAATAGGTATTTCGGCAAAAATATCTGCTGGATTTTCATAAGCGACGCTTACAACTTCTGATAACGCTCCACTTGTAGTTGGTGAAGGTCTATTGTTATATACATAATTGTAATTTATGGTCCCTTGTATACTATTTCTTGCAATTGTCTTTTGTAATGGGGTTGGGTTTAATGTTACAGAGGCTATATTTTGAGCGCGTCCATACATACCATCTTGAGCTTGACTAAATTTTTGCTTAGCGTTCGTCCATCTATCAGATAAAACTTGAAAATAGTTAGATTGACTTCTATATTCCAGCCCCTTAATATTTCCTTGCACATTTACTTCGACCAATCCATTTTCTATACTTTCCCGAGTATCAACCTGAAATTCTTCAATTGCGAAAGCCCCGCTTCCTGTATCATAACAAACCCATGATTCTGTAACAGAAAATGTCCCGGCAGTTTCTCCAACATTATTAGCTCTTAAATAATTAAACGGAGTTAATCCATTATTAAAAACACTACCGCCAGAATCTTGTAATCGCCCATTATTTATAATACCAGAAGCGTAAAGATGGGTTGAATCAAATCCAAGTAAACTGTTATTTAATACATAATCTTGAGCATTTTGCCAAGCATAATGAAAATTTCCTGATGTATCATAATAACTCATTCCTTTTACAAAAATTTGATGACTTAATCTAAATACTCTTTGCACTTCATCAGTAGTTTCTAAATTCCAAGTTTCCTCGATTTTTTCAATATGGCCAGAACCTAAATCAATATCATGAGATAAAGCACTTCCATTTATATAAATTTGCTCAGCCTTTAAACGAACTTGATAATCTGCTAATTGAGCCCACGATGTTACATTTCCTTTTGGTTCTGAAATTTCAATAATCGAAGGATTACAAGTTAATTCTGCCCCTCCATCATATCCTTGAACTTTTAATTGTTTCCCATTAACAGAAAATAATGAACGAATCGATTCATATTTTTTTAGCATTACTGTTAAATAAGAATCAGAAGAAATATTTTCGTCAGCAGGATATCCAGTTGTTGTTTGAAAACTACCTGTGCTTGTTGGAGAACCTTTTCCCGGCTCAAGTTTTCCAAATAATACAATATCGAAATATCTTCCAATTTTTTTTCCATCTTCAGAAGTTAAATAATTTTTTTTAATTTCTAAAAATGGGCCGGGAATTAAATAACTACCATTATAAGAAAGCGGCATTTGTTCCTCTGATTAAAATTACCCCAAATTTGGGAATTTTTGGTCTAAAACAACTTGTAATTGATTTTTAGTTTCCTTCTCAATAAGTTCCTGTAATAGAGGGTTCAGTTGGGTTAAAATTTCCGCTCCATTATGAATAACTTCAATAGTTTGTCGCCCTTCAATACTTAGAGATGTTGGGAATTTATTTAATGAATCAACAAGTTTATCGGTATTTTTAGTAAAATTATTAAAAGCATCAATTAAAGGTTGACTTCTTTGATTGAATAAATTAAATGCTTGAATTAAAACGTCATTATTGTTAACAGGGGATGTAGTAGATGAATTAAATGAAGTTCCAGCACTATTTAAAGATTGTAAAGTAGCCGCCCCGATTTTATTAACTTGTTCTCGGTTAACAACAAATTCCCCATTTTGTAAATAAGCCGGAACAATATCGCCTCCCAAAACATGTCCACCAAAATTAAATCTTCGTCCCAAAAAGTCAATTCCTCTATCAGGACCAATTAATCTTCTACCAAAAACAGCGTCGGACACCCTTTCTCTCTCTCTACGTTCTAATCTTTCTCTTAACGCAATTCTTCTATCTATTTCATTACTTCTATCCTGTTCTCTTAATTGTTGATTTCTAAATCTTCCTAAGTTAATCTCGTCAGAACTTAATAATCTTAAATCTAATAAATTATCTCTCGTTGAACCTAAACCTTGAGCAACTGTTTGCCCATTATAATTTACAATTCTTGATAAATCAGTTAAAATACTTTGGCGATTTTGAGCAAACGTTGAAACTCCTGAAAAATCAGTATTAACTAATTGTGAACGAGTTTGATTAGATAATTGATTCAAAAATAATGCGGAGGAACTTAAATTATTATATTCTTCTAAAGTATTAAACCCGCCGTCAGCTTTATAAACAGGTTTTCTACTTTTATTAATATAATCAATTAAATTAAAATTATTTTTTGTCGCTTCCGCATTTACAACGTATTCCCCTTTACTTAGCATTGCCGGAATTGTATCTGTTCCTCTAGGTTGGAAATTAACTAACATCCCGGAATTTGCATAAATTAAACCTCCTAGTGATTGATTTACCGGATTCGCTGCTCACCAAAAAAGTTTCGAAATAAATTATTTAAATCTTCTAAAAATTTTCTATTTTGTTCTGCTATCGCGTTTCCAATTATTTGAGCTTGATTTGCAGTATTTGTAGCTAATCCTTGTAAAGCTTGAGCCGCCTGGTCCATTCTATTAGCAATTTCGCGTTGAATAGTTTGTAATTCTTGGTCCGCCCCATTTGGTAAAACTTGTCCGCCGTACAATGAAGCTAATAATTGTTGAACAATATTTTCCGCTCTTTGAGGACCGCTATTAGTATCAAATGATATTCCTCTAGCAGATTCTAAAAATGAAATAACAGAACGTCTATCTGTATCACTTCCCAATCTGTTTAAATCAAGATTCCCATTACCTCCTAATAACGATTGGAATAAATTAAATCCTCTGTTTAATTCGAATCTTTGCCCGTCATCTGCGAATAAAGCCGTTCTAGCAAAATTAACTCTACCCTGCCGTTCTTCTTGTAAAAATTGATAACGTTGTGTTAAAAAATTAACTCGTCCCTGAACGTCTGTATATAATTTTAATGCTTGAGTTACTCTAAAAATCTGGTCATTTAATTGCGACAACCTTTCTCTATTTTGAACCGGATTTTGAGAAAGTGTATTATATTCTGTATTTAAACCATTTAAAATTTGTCCAAGAACTCTAGGATTCCTATTAATATTTCCAAAAGGTGTTCCTGAAATTAATTCGTTTATTTGTTGATTAAAAGGTCTATCAGCCTGTCCTTGGCTAAAAAATCTAACAAATTCGTTTCCTCTAAATGAATTATCGGCAGTAAATTGGGCTCGTTGACGCTGAGCTTCCAAAACAGCATTATTTGCCGCTCTTTGTTGGGAAATAGAATCAATTAATAATTTATTACCTTCATTTCTTATTTGAATTTCTCTCTGTATCTGCTGTCTATAAGCATCAGCGAATTCTTGAATTGATTTTAATAAATCTTTTCCCGCACTATTAATTTCCCTTTGTAATTCATCTGGATTATCAATTAATTCTCTTTGTCTTTCTTGATTCGTATTTAATCTTGCTCCTAATCTATTTCTAACATTAGTTAATACTTGTCTTCCTTCTGGAGTTCGGTAGACTTCCGGATTTAATCTTTCCAGTCTATTGGCAATATCATCTCCAAAAGTTGGCCCCGTACTTAAACCGGCAGTAACTCTAGAAGCACCGGCCCCAATAGCATCTATCGCATTTAATCTATTTGCAAGCCCAACAGTTCTATATTGAGAAGGCAAATCTGAAATAGAAGAAACCAAATTCCCAGAACCTAATAAATTATCTAAATTAGGACTCGCTATTCTAATATTGGAAAAATTTCCTTGCGAAACCGCGATTGAAGAATTAATGCTATTTTCAAATTGCGTAAAACTTTCAGTTATTCTTTTAATTCCTAAGGCGAAATTTATTAATTGTGTATTTACAGAATTAAATTCTTTATTTGTATTTGCTAAAATTTCTTCAAGACGAAGTTGTTCTACTAATCTCCTTCCTTCTTCACTATTGATAAATTTACTAGTATTTAAATATCCTTGTGAATATGCTAAAAAACGAAGATTTAAATTATATGGATTAGATTCATTATTTATTTGATTTAAAGCATTAACGCCTGATTGAGAATTCTGTAAATTTTCTGGATTTTGTCTTAAAATTCTTCTAACTTCCTGTTGAACTAAACTTGTATTATTTCTTACTAATTCCGGTCTACTATAAATTTGTTGCAAACTAATTCTTGTGTTTTCGTCTGGAGAATTTTCAACTGACCTAATGTTTCTTCTTGTAAAATCGTTTGGATTGAAAAAATTTGAAGTAATATCTCTAGCGAAAGGATAAGCGTTAGCAAATCCTAAAAGATTATATCCGCGATTATAAATATTTTGAGAAGCCGACCTTTGATTGCTTTCAACATTTAATTTAATATCATTACTCGTTACATTTCCTTTTTGTAAAGCCTCCAATAATCTTCCTTGAGCGGTAGCGATATCCGAAAAAGTTTTAGCAATATTAGTTCTTCTAACCTCATCTAATGAAGAAGCTAAAGTTTGTAGTCCCAAAACAACCGCCCCAAGAGCCGCCCCATAAGGACCAGCCGCAGCGGAAGACGATACAGTTGTTCCAAGCCCATAACCAACCCCAGCGCCGGTTAAGGTTCCGCCAAGAGTATTTGTAAGAACAAAAGATTCCGGATTACCTCTTCTTATTGCTTCATCTGCACTTCCGCTACTATAACTTACAAGACCTCCCGCTAAACTTAAACCTCCAGCGACCAAAAAATTTCTTCTATCACGATTTATTGCTCTAGTAATATCATTTTCGCTTCCTTGAAATAATCTTCCACCGTAACCCACGAAATTTCCATTCGCATCTACAGCAACTCCGGTTTGTTTTTGAATTTGATTTTGTGTTTCTATTAATTCTTGTCTACGTTGTAAAGCTTCCGTAACTTGTAAAGGCGGGGTATTTGGATTTTGAATTACTCCATTTAATTGTCTAAAAGCTCTGCGATTATCATTAAATAATTGAAAGCGATTTTGAATATTCCCTAACTCGCCTTGAACTAATTGGTCAATTTGTCCAGATTGCAAATTAGGATTTCTACTTTGAATATCTCTTCTTAAAGTTTGGATAAAATTGTTTGCAAACGGAGTAATAGGCCCATTGGCATTTAAATCATTAAATAATCTAGCACTAACATCAGTTAATTGAACATTTTGTAAATTCACCCCATTACCAGAAATCGTCGGAGTTGAAAATCTATTTAATCTATTTCCTATTCCTAAATCTCCATATTGAAAACCTGCTCCCGAACTTAAACCAAATTTTTCTCCAATTCCCCCTAAAAATGGAAGAACTGAAATACTAGCTTTTGCCGCCCCAATTGTTGCAATTAATGGAACTAATGGAGTTAATAATTTCGCAAAATCAATTAAACCATAGTTTGTTCCCGCGATATTAACAGCTAGTCCAACCATTAACTCTTTAAAATCAAATAAACTTCTATCATTTCCTACGGTTCGAAATAAAGATAAAAATTTTTCATTTAATCTTCCAAGTTGATTCTCAACGGATGTTAATCCTAATTTTTGACTATTTTCCAAAGATAATTGGGAAGCATTAATAACATTTAATAATTGTTGTTGTTGTGGACCTTGTTGTAATAAAGGCAAAACTCTAGCGACTTGTCTTTGCCCCCCCAATCTACTAACAATATCTGCGAATTGAGGGCTATTTGGGTCTAAATTTTCTGTTCTACTTTGAATTCTTCTAATCGCTTCATTTGGTCCAACAAATTCCCCTTCATAGAATCTTCTTGTTCCCCCTCTACCATCTGAAATATTTTGTCTATTTAAAGCTTCTGCCTCTTCACGAGTCCTTCTTAATTGAATATTTAAGTTTTCTAATGCGGTGACATTATTAGCATCTTGTAAACGAGCAAAAATAGTTCTTAAACCAGTCCCAATAGATTCAGCACTTTCTTGCGTTACGTTTTTAATTGATGTGAATATCGCAATAAATTCCCGATAATCCCCTCCCACTGTAGCAAATGCTCCGCCAGCCTTAGAAATTGCTTCAACAATATCTTTTGCATCAACAGTTGTAGCAGCAGCAACCGCATTAATCGCGTTTAACGCTTCAGCCGCTTGGCTCGTTGTTAATTTAAATTGACTCATAACAGCAACTAAACCACGAACGTTATCTTCCATCGAACCGAAGTTTGGAGATAGTGCGGCTTGAGCTAAAACCTGAATGGAGTTTGCTGTTTGTTCTGAATTAAAACCAGCTTGTTTAATAATAACAGCGGCTTTTGCCAATTCTAACGACGAAACTCCGTATGCAGTGGAAACTCTATCAATTTCTCTCGAAACTTTCCCAATTGCTAAAGTGCCTTCATCGGAAACTTGAGCGACCCGGACCATTTCGGTATTAAATTTAATAGCGGATTCAATTCCATTTCTAATTGCACTAACTAACCCAATAATTCCACCGGCAGCAATACTAAAGGCCAGAAATCTTCTAACCGCTAATCCAGCCTGTTCCCCGAATTGTTCAAAAGAAAATGCCGCCTGTTTTGCCTGTAATCCTAATTGTTGTAATCCAACTCCATAATTATTAATATTTGATACAGCGCCAACCGGCCCCTGAATATTATATAATTTACTTAAACTATTCGCGGTTGAATTTGCTAAACCTTGTAAAGACTGTAAAGCTCTTGAAAATTGACCAATAGAACCAGTTAAATTCTGAAAAACCGATGCCGCGTTACCACTAATATTAACTTGAACAGAAATTGGTACGTTTTGCAATGCTCTCGTTACTTCTCTACGAATATCATTTGCTATAGTTGCTAAATTTGCAACACTTGAAATTCTTAGTCTAGCATTAATATCAAAAGCCATTTATACCTCATAAAAATAAAAACGCCGTAACAACTAATTAAAGCTATTCGGCGTCTAAATCTATCCTTGGGGATACCCCAAACCCCTTTAACAGGGAATTAGTCATCGAAGTATTCCGCAGTTTCTATTGTCTGAATTTCCTCAAACTTCTCTACTTCCTCAATAACATTTCCCTGTTTATCAATCTTTTGAAATTTATCGTTAACAAAATTAAATTTTTTCAAAAACTGATATTCTGGCCAATCTTGTCTATAGTCGTTATCAATATTATAAATCAGTCCGGCTAATAAAGCCCCGGAAATATTAACAATAAGTGGATTCTTCGTATTATCTTCTAAAAATTCATCGTAATTTTTCCAAAACTGTTTTCCATTACTATTATACACCGTACAGGAATATGTTAAATAATTAAATTTAGCTTGTTCTGCGAGAGATTCCGCACACTTATCTAAATGTTGATTTTTATTTTGGGCGAATATTAAATATTCATTATTCCGTTGAATGTTATCCCAAGCAATTTTAGCCGCCTCGCTTTTTTTCATTTTTCCAGCAAGTAATCTTTTTTGATTTTCCCGAATCGTATCGAGCATTTCCTTTTCTTTCGCTTCATCTTCTTCCGTCCATTCCCCATTTTGTTTTAAAATTTGAATCATCTTAATTTTTGATGGGACATTATTTTTAATTGCTTCGCTAAATGCTTTACTATACTGAAATTGGGCGTCTCGCTGGTTTTGATAAGTCGGTATCCTCACATCTAATATAATTTCTTTTAAATTCTCCTCTTTATTCTGAATTCCATAAAACATTCCTTCAGAATCGCGAAAAATCTTAAATTCTCTCTTATTCATTTATTCTCCTGTTAATTAAATTTAATATTAAAACCTTTTAAATCCACAACATATCTTTCAATTTCCTTCTCAATATCCCGAATCTGTTTATTTCCTAAATCTAAAATTTCCTGTCTACATTTTTCCCAAATATCGAAAAATTCGTCCTCTTTTTGCCCACATTCAGAATCTTCTTTTCCAAATCCCCATTGATGACCAAAAGATTCTTCATATTTAGCCAAAGCGCCAATCATTACGGTTTGTAATTTCTTTTTAACTTTATTAATTAAATTATTTTTAGATAAATATAAATGATTTTCTTTATCTTTATTATTTTTTTCTTCTTGAAATCTTCTAAGTTTTGAATACATTAATTCTTTTTTTCCCATTTAATCTCCTTTAATAGTTTTAACTGCCATATTATTTAACTGCATATAAAATTTTTGTTTTACGTCTGGTAAATCTTTTTCATTTAATTCCCCTCTTTCCCCAATTAATTTTTCTCTTGTATTTTTTTGGGCTTTAACAAAATCCGAATTTAAATCATTGATTTTTTTAGCATCTTCCGCATTTCCTGCTACAATATATACTTCGTCTGCATTTCTAATCCTTTCGTTTTTAATTCCACCTTCAATTTTATTATTTAATTTATCTTTATCTCTATTTCTTTTATCTAAAATTAAAAATCCATCTAAACAATCATCGTCATCTATTACATCGTCTGGCGGGCAATCTGGATGAGTAAAAATCCCATCATATAATAAAGACCAATTAATTAATTCTTTTTGTTCCTCTGTTAAAAGAGTCGCTGGTTTATCAAACACCCCCTTGCACGATTCTCTAACTGACCAATAAGAACGCCACGGTTCGCTTCGCGCTAAACATCTAAATTGTTCTTCGCTTAATTTTTTATTATTTAAACAGGAGATTGCTTGTTCAAGAATAGGATTAGATTGTTTCCAAAATGTTTTTTCGTTAAATATTCTCTTACCGTTTTTATTAAATAAAGAGCGACCAGTTAAATATTTTATTTTTTCTAAGGTGGCTGTTCCAGTAATAGTTAAATGAGAATAGTGATTTTTTAGAGATATTATTTCTAATAATTTATTCTGAGCTATTTTAATTGTAGATTTGGCGACTTTTTTAATTTCTGAATTAAGATATGATTCAAAACATTTTACTTTAAGTTGTTCAATATCCTTCGGCAATTTTTCTAATAAATCTTGTTTTTCGGCATCCCAAACCCCAATATCAAATAGATAATTAAATAATTCCTGTTCGCTTAATAAATCGTCGGAATAATTTTGACATAAATCAAAGTATATTTCATCAGCAATAACTTTGTCGGTTAAAGATGGGCGAATAAAATAAATTGTTTCCTCGATACCAAATTCATTTTTAATTTTTATTGGTATTTTGCCGGAAATTATTCTATTAATTAATCTCTCTTTGTCGCTCGGATTGAGCATCCTGTAACTTCTTTATTAATTCTAATAAGTCGGAATTATCCTTTTTTAATTTGTCGATTTGGAACCGATATTCTAAAGTTATTTGTCCGACTATCCTACATAAATCTTGGTATGTTAAGTTTTCCATTAAATTTCCTGTTTAATAATACACCATTTCTAAATTTAAAATAAAAAACCCGGTTTTTAGCCGGGTTATAAGTATAAGAAAAATTACCTATTAAAGCCCCGAAGGGTCGGCTGGATGCGTGATGGTCATGTCATTGAAGTTGACATATGAATAGGAAATGGTTCTATTTCCACCACGAGCGCCGGCATTACCGCCAGTTTCACTAATATTAGATAATTTATTTTTTGTTCCAAGGTCAACAATCATACCGTCAGCAGTTTTAAATTTAATTGTTTGATTGGTTACGTTGGTAGTTGCATCTTCTATTGCATTAATATTATCACCTTGTTGGCAAGAAACTTCAATATCAGATGTGACTTGAACAGGAAAGTCTGCTACCCTATGATATGGGCCTCTTCGACCTAATTCGTAAAGCGGAGTTCTTCCTAAATTTGTAGAAGCTTTTAAACTAATAATATGGGCTTTAAAGTTTGTTCCATCAGTATCTAATTCATTTGTTCCAGAAGTTGAAATATTCGGAATTTCTGTTGGTAAAATACATCCAGCACTACCCATAATAACATGTTGTCTTCGCATTGTTCCAGAAGGCGAAAGTGGGGCGTCCGTTGGAGTAAAAGCACCGTTAAAAGTAAATGAACTAGATTTCCAAATTTTATTATTGCCTACGAATGAGACAGATTCAGTTCCAAAACCTTCAGTTGGTAGAGTAATAGTAACAGCAGATGGGAACATGCCAGACATAACAACTTGTCTTAAAGGAACGCCAGAAGCGGCGTCTTGGGTATCAGTAAAATAAGATAACGAAATCTGAGTTTTAATATTAGAACGGCCACCTAATGTCGCGGAAGTAGCTCCATAAGTACCTAAATGCCATAATAACGGATAACCATCCAAAGCTTTTTCGGCAGTAACTTCAATATCCGGAATGTTTTCTACGTTATCATAAATAGAAATCATACCAATTTCGAAAACTTGTTCAAGATTAAAACGAGTTGTAACGCCAACTTGTTGTAAACCATGAGCAGCGGTAAAACTATTCACCCCAAGTTGGGAAAATCCCATTTGGTATACCGCATAATACATTCTTTTATTTTGAGCCATTTTATACCTCTTTATATTTTAAAGTATCGTTTATATTTAGAAATACACCATTTACGGCAATAATACTTGAAAATATCCTCTAACAATAGCATAATCAGATAATATAGTTTTTGAATAAAATCTTGATAAATCAATTAAATTAACTCCGATAGAATTAACATCGGTAAAAGTTATTTGTTTCCAACGATATCCGCCCTGGTCTTTATGTTTAATTAATTCTGGAAATATTTTTGTTTTATCAACGACACTTCCTGCAAAATTTAATGGAAAAGCAGAATTTTCAATCATTGTTCCTTTATCAATTGTAAATAAATCTCTTGGTTGTTGTAAAGTAATTGTATCATGTAAAAAATTAACATCATTTGAATCTTCACCAATAATATGAAATAATACTTCTTGAGTTTTTCTAGATGAATAATTACCAATTTCGTATGGAGTTGAATTAACGACAGCCGGAACTGCTTGAATAATAACGCAAGGAAGTTGGAGCCTTTGCTCAGGAAATAACGACCAATTTCCGGAACCATATAATTCGAATCCGCCTTTATCTTTTCGTAAGGATTCAAGTTGAAGATATTTTAATAATGGAGTTTTACTATTATGAACATTTATTTTTTTAAAAGAATATTCGCATTTAACTGTAGCTGTTGTGCTAATAGGGTTATCAAAAATAATTCTCCCATTTGGATAATCTATTTTATGAGCGTATGTTCCTATTGTACTTGAAGAATAAAATATATTATTTACATAAACTCCAGAAATGTTAACAGGAGATGGAGTTACTTCAACACCAGATTCCCAAACCCAATTTTTTCTAAATGATTCCCAAACTCTTCCTTTTGTATATCTCGAATCTTCGCTTAAACGTAATTTCGAAAACAATTCTCCAGAATTTCCAGAAGTATTTAAATAAATATTATAATATCCACCCTTATTTAGATATCCCCAATCTAAAAATTGTGTTAAACTAAATTCTAAATTTTCTGTTAAAAGAGGTTGACCAATATAATCAAATCCTTCTAAATAAGCTTCTGTTATCATAGTTTAGAAATAATTCTTAAATCTAATATTTTAGTAATTGTTAATTCAATCCCTTCGAGGCTTCTTGTTAATACATTATCTCCAGGTTTCCCAACCCAAACTTGTCTTAAACCCCAATTATTTCGACTTTTAATCATAATTGCTTCACCCGTTCTACTCCATTTACTAAATTTAGGGTCAGAACGATATTCATAATTAAATATTAATGGGCCACTTCCACCAATCAATAACCACTTTATCCACTCAATTAAAGTTCTTTTTCCTTCTGAATTCATACTAATATAAGAAGAATGTGGAGAAGTTAAAATTTCATAATAAGAACTATCCAAAATTCCGATAATAATATCTAAATTTAATTGTCCATTTGATACAACCGAAACCGGAAAATCAATTAACATATCGTCCGCAATTAATCTAAATATTCCTTTTAAATCCATTTCTGCATTAGGATTACCAATTTCATAATACATTGGACCTTTAGTAAACTGTTCATAAAAATTACTTTTTAATAATTTTTGATAAACCAAAGTTCTTAAATCACGATTTAAACTAGCCTTATTACGATTTATTATTTTTTCAACATATCCTCTTAATTCTCTTAGAGTGAAATATTCGAACTCTGGAACATTTATCTCTAAATCAAATCCTAATGTAGCTGGCATTTTATGCTGATTCCCATAACTGGAAAAACCATTCGTCTTGTATTAAACAATATTGGTCGGAGCCTTCAGAAGATAATTTATATTTATTATTTAACAAAACTTCTAATTTAGGTTGGACCATCATATAAATAGACCTTCTAACTTTTTCAAAATCTTTCATTTTTCCTTTAGTTAATAACATCGCTTGATTAATATTAACATTTAGAAATAAATTTTTGAAGTTTTTAGGTTGCCAATTACAAATTAATTGTATTGTTTCCGTAACTTCCTGTTCAATTTTACCAGTTCCCCCACAATAAGAACAATTATCAAAATTATCAATATTAGTTCCATGAACGTTAGCATTTCCTTGAAAACTATTAGAAACTAACGATAAACAGGAAGAGCAATTAGAAATTAAAGGCGGATAATATAATCGACACTCTTTTGAATAAGTATCAAACATATCCGCATATAAATTCTTAATTTTATTTCTCTGAAAAGTTGAGAATAAATCAGGCATTATCTACCCCATTGTTCCCATTTTCCGCTTTGTGCTGGAGGACCGTAAACATAACGTAAAGTTAAATTATTTACCCATTGCGGCGCTCCGCCCGAAGCTGGTATAAAAATATCAATATTTTCCGACCGCTGAAAACTATTATTTCCAACAAGAACGGTTTTTCCGCCAACTCCAATATCTTTACCGGAACCAGCAACCGCCCACGCCCAAACTTGTGCCATTGTAACCTCGCATTTTAATAATTTATTCCGTAATTATAATTAATTTTTGTTCTAAATGGACCCATGATAGCCATTCCGGCGACATGATTTTTGCCTAATTTGTAATTTGTTATTTCGGCATCATAAACAGCACACCAACCGCCTTTTTCTAATAATTTAATTAAGGAATCAGCAACTCCACGAAAATCAAAACTTGAAAAACCATCTTTACCAGAAAATGCGTTTGTTGATTCAGATAAAGCTTTCCCGCGATTCACCAAACAAGCAGCTTTTAAGCACATTAAATTAAGAAAATTCTCGTCTCTCGTATCATCGGCAGATGGGTCCGGAGTTATAGATTTCTTTTTAATTGAAATAGCAAAAGTTTGTGAAAAATCGGCTTCTAAATTTACTTGAAATGCTGAAACTAATAATAATTGTTCTAAATCACAAGTATCATATTTTTCTTCGTCAACATCGTCAAGATAAAATCGTAAAATAATAACACATTCTTCTTTCCATATAGAACTCATATTAAATTTTCCTCCACATTAAATTTTCCTATATTAGAAAATAATTTTGCGGTTCCTATCTCGACATAAGCTTGAATTTGCCAAACTCCGGCTATATTTAAGTCTGAAGAATTAGATGTAATATAATAAATTTCACCATCCGTTCCATCAGTTTGAAATGTTGCTGAAAAATAACTTATTGTATTATCTGGAGCTTTGAAATATAAACGTTTCAAAGAAGCCGTCGAAATATCGATAACAGAGCAATCTTGGTCTTTAATCGTAACCAGAAATTTAACACCAATATTTCCGATTCTAGGACTATTACAATTTTCACAAGACATTTTTTATCCTAAAATTAAAATAACATTATGTTTATTTATAATATTTAAATTAAAAGTTAAAATATTTGATATATTTGTATTCATTATGCTAAAGTATCACATTGTAAACCTAAGGTAACTCCGTCATTATTAACAGGAGATGTATTAGCCGCAGTTCTTTTAATCCAAAGAGCATAACAATTTCCAGCAACAATATTACCCATACTTAAACCCGTTCCACTTGTAGTTGGGGCAGAAAAACTAATACCAGCAGGCGCAGTAGTTTCATTAGCTATAGTTACTGCTTGAGCGGAAGATTGCCCAACAGGAACCGAGCCGTTAGTATCTAAACCGATTTGTATGGAAGCTCCACCCGCTACTTCAGATTGAAGCCAAACAACAGTATTTTGCATTGTTAATGTTGCATGAGAATTATGAATAAAAATACAACGATAATCTACAGTAGAAGCCGCATTTTCCGCCCCGCTTATATCATCAAATAAATTATTTAGAGTATTATCTGTAACCTGTGTTGTACTTATATATTTTCCAAGACTATTATTTACATTACCTTGAGCCGTAGTATTTCCAGCAGAACCGGTTGTTACACTTAACTTCACCAAAATATCTGAACTTGAAATCGGCATTATAAAATCTCTTCAATTATTAAATTTTTTGTATCTAGTAATTTAATTACCAATGGAATTTCAGATTTATCCCTCATATATAAAACTACACCGTAAGGAACAAAAAACCCAATTCCGTCAGTATTCCATAAAAAAGTTCTGTTTAATTGAATTGCTTGTAAATCATTCCATAAAAAAGTTTTATTTAATAATACAGAATTATAAACATTCCATTTTAATGTTAAAGAATCTGATATTGTTTGTTTAGTGTTCCATAATAAATTAATATTTTTTGAAGATAGACTACGAACATTCCAAACAAAAGATTCGGTTTTATTAACAGAGGATTTAGTATTCCAAATAAACTGCGGGTTTTTATTAACTAAAGATTTAACATTCCATAATAAAGTTTTGTTAGTGGATACTAACTGTTTTACATTCCAAAGTAAACTCTCTTGTTTATTAATTAAATATTTAGTATTCCAAAGTATAGTTTCAGTTTTATTTATTCTTCCTATAGTATTCCATAAAAATGTAGATGTTATCGAAACTTGACTAGTAGGAGTAAATGCTAAATCAAAAGGAATTGTAATCCATTGGGCGCGGTCGCCACTATCAATATTTCCGTCTGGTAAAGAAAATAACTTCATTCAATCTCCTGTTTAACTAGAGGATTGTGTTTGAGTCGTTCCATTATCAGAAACAGGTTGTCTAGTAATAATGGTTGAACCGTCGTCAGCAAAAGTAATAATACCGCTAGCCGAATTCAAAGTTGTTTTCTTAAAGAATCTTCTCCAAGTTTGAATATTCATTTCTCGGAAATTAGAAGCTACCCCGGTAGGCGAAACTATTGAAATAAAATCTAAACCAGAAGAACTTAAATTATAATTAAACTTGTCTAAATTAGCAAATATACCTGTATAACCAGAAGTTGAAACATCTAATTTTCTTCCTAAAACAATAGATTGTAGTGGTTGAGTTTGTTCGGTATAAGCCTGTGTAATCGATGGAACATTTCCAGATACTAAAGGATTAATAATACTTCCTGACCACATACCAATATTAGATAAAACTTGATTTGAAGAATTTATACCAATACTTCTAAAATTACCAGTATCAAAATCTTTAATCGCATTTGTATCAACAACTGGATAAAAATAAGGACTTAAACTAACACCTGTATGTAACCATTTAATAACATTAGAAGCAATAACTCCAGTTGGATTATGAATAACACCAGAAATACTCATAATATTATTCGTAGTTGCCAAACCACTTTGAATTTTCGTTACTGCCGTCGAATCAATTGTTCCAGAAGTAATTAGGTTATCTTTAATTAAACTTGTATACGAATCAACTCTTCCTTGAACTAAACTATTTGGAGAAATCCCCAACCATCCAGAAACGTTAGCATTAATTAAATTAAATCGACCAGAAATACTATCAATTTGTGCTAAAGTTGCGTAATTAGTTGGGAAATCTCCCGTTGCACCTACTTTGCCGACACTCGTAACATCTAAATAACGACCGGTGATAGAAGGTTGAAGAGGGGACATATTAGGATCATAACCGCCAACATATCCTTCAACTCTACCGTTGACTAAATTATTTGGAGTTAAACCTTGCCATCCAGAGATATTAACAGATAAATTATTAAACTTACCAGAAATAACAGCAATATCTGAAGCAACAGCTAAACCATTTTGAATTTCAGTAACAGCACTATTAGCTAGCGCTCCAGCAGTTAAAGTATCTGTTCCCATCATACCGACGTACGAATCGACTCTTCCGCTAATTAAACTATTGGGCGGAAGCCCGAGCCAACCCGTAATATTAACATTTGAAGACGAGGTTGAAGTTATAAAATCTACTCCAGAAATAGAAGTATTTGTTAATCTATTTACAGTAGTTTTATTCTCAATATTACCCCAATTTATTCCGATAGTTCCCGAACTTGTAACATCAACAGCGCGATTTTGAACAATACCTTTTAGCGGAACTTCTCCGGACGCATAAGCATTTACAATACTTGGCACATTTCCAGACACAAGAGAATTTACAGTTATTCCCAACCATCCAGAAACGCTCGCGGAAACTGTATTAAATCTTCCAGATAAACTTAAAACGTCTTGATTATAAGAGTCAACTTTCCCATTTACTAATACGTTTGGAGAAAGCCCTTTCCAACCACTAACATTAACTGAAATATTAGAAAAATCTCCAGTAACTCCAACTTTGCCAGCGGATGTTACATCTAAATATAATCCAGTAATACTAGATTGTAATGGCATCATATTAGGACCATATGACCCAACGTAACCATCTAATCTACCATTTTTCAAAACATTCGGCGGAAGACCAAGCCATCCGGTTACATTAACATTATTAGAAGATGTTACTACACCTAAATAATTTACTCCAGAAATAGCCGTATTAACTAAATTAATATTAGCCGATTGATTTTCTATATTACCCCAGTTAATACCTACAGTTCCTGAAGAAGTTACATCAACCGCTCTAGTTTGAACTATTCCTTTTAATGGCAATTCTCCACTTGCATAGGCATTAACGATAACTGGCACATTGCCAGATGTTAAAGAATTTACAGTACCAGCTTTCCATTGAATAACATTTGCCGCAAAAATCCCTGTTGGATTATTAATAACGCCTGAAATACTCATTAATTGAGTAGAAGTTGCAAGGCCGGTTTGAATTTCTGTTACAGCAGTTGTAGCTAAAGCGTTTGAATCTAAAACGTCGGTAGCCATTGCTCCTACATAACTATCAACTCGCCCATTATTTAAAACATTTGGCGACAATCCCCTCCAACCAGAAACGTTTACAGAAATATTATTTAAACTTAAATTAGTAACTCCAGAAATACTTGTATTAACTAAATTAACAGTAGTTGTTGGATTATCAATATTTGCCCAATCAATACCAGCATTTCCATTTGCGGTAATATCTAGCGTTCTGGTTTCTATGGTTGGTTTTACCGGAACTTGTCCGCTATAATACATCATTACCATAGATGGCATATATCCGGAAATCAAAGAATTAACACCAGAACCTAACCAAGAAATAACATTTGCGTTTACAATACCAGTAGGACTTTGTATAATTCCAGAAATACTTATAATATCAGATTGTTTAGCAAGACCAGTCTGAATTTCAGTAACCGCGCTAGTTGCAAGAGCGTTGGAATCTAAGGTATCTGTTCCCATAGCACCAACATAAGAATCAACTCGTCCTGTCTGTAGCGAATTAGGAGATAACCCTTTCCATCCAGACACGTTTACTGATAAATTATTGAATTTTCCTGAAAGAATAATTATATCAGAGGAAATTGCCAATCCGGTTTGAATTTTTGTAATTGCTGACGAATCCAAAGTCCCTGATGTTATTAAATTATCTTTGATTAAACTTGTATAACTATCAATTTTCCCGTTAACTAAACTATTCGGAGCTAATCCAAGCCATCCGGTAATATTAACGTTATTCGACGAAGTTATATTTAAATAATTTACTCCAGATATTGAAGTATTTGTTAATGAGACATTCGCCGCCGAATTTTCAATATTCCCCCAATTTATTCCTACGGTGCCAGAATTTGTAACATCAATTTTTCTAGTTTCAACAATACTTCGTAAAGGAATTTCTCCTAAAGTATACGCTTTAACATTTGAAGGCACGTTTCCAGATATTAAACTATTAACAGGCAAGCCCAGCCATCCGGAAACGCTTACTGACAAATTACTAAATTTTCCAGAGATAATAGCAATATCTGAAGATGTAGCTAAACCGTTTTGTATTTTTGTAATTGCAGTAGTATCTAACGTTCCTGACGTGATTAAATTATCTTTAATAAGACTTGTATACGAATCAATTTTTCCGTTTACTAAAACATTTGGAGGTAAACCTAGCCAACCCGTTATATTAACATTCGGCGAAGTCGTAATAGTTCCTAAATAGTTTACTCCAGAGATTGCGGTATTAATTAAATTAACAGGAGATGATTGGTTTTCAATATTTCCCCAATTGATTGCAGTTGTTCCAGATGAAGTAACGTCAAGTTTTCTTCCATTAACAATAGGAGCCAAACGAGTTGAGACAGCAACATCCAAATTTGGTAAATACCCAGAAATCATCATAATTTGACCGGAAGTAGCCAAACTATTAAATTTGCCTGATAAAACAATAATATCAGAGGCTAGAGCCAAACCGGTTTGTAATTTAGTTACAGCAGAAGAATCAATACTACCTGAAGTAATAACATTATCTGCGGTAGCTCCCAAAAACGAATTAACTCTGCCAGCAATTAAAGAATTAGGAGGAAGACCAAGCCACCCAGTTATATTAACATTTGGAGACGTTGTAATCGTACCTAAATAATTAACCCCAGAAATCGCTGTGTTAGTTAAATTTACATTTGCGGTTTGGTTCTGAATATTTCCCCAATTAATACCAATAGTACCAGAACTTGTAACATCAACAGGTCTATTTTGTACAATACCTTTTAAAGGAATCTCACCAAGAGCATAAGCATTTACTATTGACGGGACATTTCCAGAAGTTAAAGAATTAACCGCAACCCCTAGCCATCCTGAAACACTGGCAGAAATTGTGTTAAAACGTCCAGAAATACTAGCAATATCAGAAGTTGTAGCTAATCCAGACGTACTAACAGATATACTATTAAATCTTCCGGAAACAGACATTATATCATTATTTGTTGCTCCTACTATTGTAGGAATCCCGCTTATTCCTAAATTTAATGGATTTGTCGGGTCGTATCCAACTAGTTGATATTCAAAAGCAAAAGGAACAACATTCGCTCCGCTTGCGCCAAAAAATTGAACTACTGCTTTATCTGCGCCAGGAGCTAATACTGCTGGATGAATATCAATTCTATATAATCCAGGATTTAAAATATTAGAAAGTTCATAAAAACCGCCACCATTAAAAGCAGCGGAACCAGAAGTTAAAAGACTTAAAGGAAAACTTGAAACTTGCGTTCTTTCTCTTATATAAAAGCCAGACAAATTATATGCGTTGAGACCTGTATACGGCAAACCCGTTGTAAGATTTTTAATAATTACGTAATCTGTAAAATCTTGAATACCTGCATATACAGTTTTTACTGACATATTTAATCATCCATTATTTTGTTTGGCAAGTGTTGTGAAGCCCCAATATCAAAAAATCCAGAAGTTCCGGTATATCCGCCACTTGTTTGTAAAAAATCATTAGCCGCAGTCCCCCAAGTAATATTTGGAAATGAATTAAAATTACCAGCCGCTGCATCAATATATGGACTAAAATTACTTACGTGGTCAATAGGACTAACTTCATTCATTGCCCCGCCAGTTGATTTTCCGCTTGTATTTGCCATTGTTCCACCGCCATAAGCACAATTTATAGTTTTGATAAGGTTAGCTGTACTTACTCCATTTATTCCCCATCCTCCATTTTTAATAATTTGGCTATTTCTAATTATTGCTAATCCAGTGCTTGTAAAATTCATTCCATGGGATTTATTATTATAAATATCACATTGTTCAATAAATGCCGTTGTAAAAGCCCCAAATCTAATTCCATTTAATCCATTATTAACTAATATACATCTAGATATAAAAGTAGGAGCAGAAACTTGAATTCCGCAATTATTTGTTCCAACATTATTATAAATAATACAATTTTTAATAACTGTTCCTGTTCCTCCAGCACTTATAGCGCCCGCCCCAGAACCGTTTGCTTTATTACATCCTAAAACTTCGCAACCAATAACCATAGCCGCAGCGGTAATTGTTATCCCGTTCCCCATCGCCCCATAAACTACACATTTTTCCAAAATTGCGCCGGCCGTTCCGATAGAAATATTCGCTGACGAACCGGTTGTAGCAGAACTTATAAATTTTAAACATCTTACTAAACCAGCGGCACTAAAAGTAAAAATTATAATAGCTGACCCGCTTGTAATAGTCGCTAATCCTTCATCACCGTAACTGGTAGTATATCCTTCAATTATAACTTTCGCACTTGAAAAAGTAATTCCGGTAGTAACACTATAAATAGCATCGCTTTTTACATTAATTCTAACCGGATTTGCACTTGTATTTGTAGCCGCATTAGTTAAAAAACTAAAAGGAAAACCAGAAGCACCATTAGGTCCGGCCCAAGCGCCTCCAATTTTACAAGTTACAGTTCCCGTTCCCAACGCTGGAAAAGTACCTGTTTTTGCAGTAGTACTAAAAGTAATTGTTGTTGCTGTAACAGCCGTAACCCTTCCAATAAAAACCGTTACAGTAGCAGCATTTAAATAAACAGAACCCCAATCGCCTACAGCAACCCCATCAGTAAAAGGATTAGAACCGGCTGGAGCGGTAAAAAGAGAAGTCCCGTCTGAATTCCCAGCAGCATAAGTAAACGCAGCCGTTGTTCCGGGCTCAGTTGTATTTCCCGTCCTAGTACCAGCATTTAAATTTGAACCACCGCTTCTACAACAAAAATTCGTATAAGCCATTATTGACCTTTAGATGTTGAAACTTTAAATACTAAATTCCTTAAAATATAATCATTTGCTTCTAAAGAACTAACAATACTTTGTATAATAGTTTTTAGTCCATGAACTTCGGCGCAAACTAATCTTGAAATACCCTCCGATTCTCTTCCGTCTTCAACAGGAGATGTATCATTGGGAAGTTTATCTTTTATACCGTCAAAAGCAGCCAAATGTTGAATTGATTCTAAATAAGCGGCAGACAGTTTATTTGCAGCAATACGACTATGTTCATTAATAAATTTAATAACTTCAGGGTCATTCATGTTATTCTCCTCATCTAAAAATACACCAAATAACAATAAAAAAAGCCGGGCAAACCCCGGCTTAAAAACTTACATTTTACATTAATTAAATACCAAGACCAACTACGTATCTGTCATCAATTACCGATGTCCCATAGGTTAATCTTGCTTGATATCCGTCGCGATTTTCAAGAATTAAAAGCGGATTATTTAACATTTTAATTGTTTGGCCGTTTGGTTGAACAACCCAAGGCATAACAAATGATTTTTGAGTTCCGTTTACAAGGTCCAAACCAATCGCGATTTCTGATTTAGAACCTGGATAACTTCCGCCTAAAGTATTAATAAAGTAGTTATCGTATTCTTGACCCGCGCCGAGTTCGTCTAAGTCAACTAATACCACGCCGAAAACTTTAGTTAATGTTGCAGAACCTTCGCTTGCAATATAAATTTCTCGACGAGTCATTTCATCAACTTGAGTAGCGTCCCAGCTACGAACGTCAGCTAAAGATTCGGGAGATAATGCAACGTGGGTTAATTTTCCACGATTTACAGAATTGGAGTTACCCCCGGCGTTTCTGCGTAAAACAATTTGAGATAATGAAATCAAGCGTTTCGTAAATAAACCAGAAGCCGCTTCGTTATCATAAATATATAAACCGCGAGAAGCTAAAGCGGCTATAATAGTATGCCAACCATCATTATTTCTTCGACGAACAATACTTGCTTCTGCGGCTTGCATTGCCATTGCAACAACATCATAACGCGCATATTGAGCAAATTTTCTAGACCAATCAACACTGGTAGCATAATCGCTAACAGGTATGGTCATATAATCGCCTTCAATGGTCCGGCGAGGAATTTCGCCAGTTTTTGGTACAGAATATGCAATATGACGACCTACTTTGCTTTGGGTAATAGCACTAATCGGCCATTCAATAGGAACGCCCGGCTCAAATGTTGGGAATCCGAAAATTCCGCTGATGGTATCACCATAGAAAATCCCTTGTTTAAGAGGAAAAACCATAGCTTTAGCAATTTCATACCCTAATCTAGCTTTTGCAGCATAAGATTTAGATAAATCGGTTGATAATGTATCCAGTAAAAGCTGTTTTGCTTCTGGAGTATTTAATTCTGTCATAATATCGTTGTCCATTTATAACCTCTTTTATATATTATTTTAATTATTATCTTATGCGTTAGAGCTATTAGGTAATTTAAACGCAACTTTTACATAACCAGCTTCGTCTTTAATACCTTGAAATTCGCCGACATACGGAGTTGCAGCTAAACCACCAGTTGCAGATTTTGTTGGGGTAACGTTACCGTTTGTAGTTAAATATGCTTTCGCACCTAAAGTTGGCGTTCCAGAAATCATATTTGTAACCACCCAACCATCAGTAGCAAATTGACAGTTGGTTCCAACTACTTGTTCTTCTTTATGCCAATTTTCATGATATTTCGTAGTATCAATACTTACGAAGTTTTGAAGTAATACTCCGCAAGGCGTTAATCCAGATGGACTTGAAGCTAATTGAACTACGCCCTGATTATCACCTTCAGCAGAACCAGACCCGGCAGTTTTGAAACATAAAAATACACCGGGAGCAGCAACATCATTTAACTGATAGTTAACTTCAGAATGATTAATCTTTCTATCTTCTCTTAAAGCCATTGTAACCTCTTTTTATATTATTATTGACTAAATTTTGCTTTTGAAGCCTTTGTTTTAAATACAGATGAAGCGAAAGTTGATAAATCTTTTGATAACTTATCTTCAGCTTCATTTGTAACAACGTTTACAGAGTTAGTAGAAAGATGTTTTTCTTTTTCAATATTTTTTAAATCTTCTACTTTAGTTTCTAAAACAATTTCTTTCTTAACTTCTTGTGGAATTAAAGAAGCCTGTAAATCAATATATTTATTAAATTGTTCGTCAGTTAAAGAAGCCAAAGTTACAACCATATCCTTAACTTTTTCAGAATCGGAAATTTTTAATTTATCTTTAACTAGTCCCGCTCTAACATTAAAAACATTCTCAGCTTCAATTTTACTTAATTTTTCTTTTAAAACATTTAACTGTGTTACAGCATCTTCTGTTTGTTTTTGGGAATTAGAAATAACTCCATCTTTTTCAACAACAGTCGATTTTAATTTAGAAATTTCATCGCTAAGAGTTTTTACCTCTCCAACTTTAACTTCTAATTCTACTTTTAATTTATTAAAATCATTTTCAGAAATAGAAGCTTGTAATTTAACATTTTTATCTGTTAAATCTTGAATTTGTTTTTGTAAGGAAGCTACTAATTCTTTATTATCGTTTTCCATTTTTACCTCTTTATTTTTATTCTCTTTAAGTTCATACACCATTTGTATTTTAGAAAATGATAAAAATTCATTTTTTTTTGCAAAAATTATTGATTCTGGATTTGCTGGATTTAAAACTAAAGCCTGACCAGAAAAAATTATATTTCGCGGAACTCTTCCAATTCTATAATCACCATATACACCACTTCCGTTATATATTCTTAAATATTTAGTTAAAAATGAAGTGGTTTTATTTCTTTCAATTATTTTATATTCTCCATTACTGGATTTAAGCATATAATCAAATGTTGGGAATAAAGCTTCGACGCTGATAAAATATTCACCAGATTTAATAGAGGCGATTAATTTATCTAATTTTTCTTGTTGGTCTTCTGTATGGGCAATTTGATACATAACCGATTTCCCATTAATATGAAATTTATCGGGTAAAGTATCTCCTTCTTTAATTTCAATTATTTTTCCTTCTGAATCAAGTAATTCATAATCTATACTATGACCAACTATTCTTTCAAATTCGTGTTCAATATTTAATGGTTTATGAATAGAAGTGGATTTAGCTTTAAAAGTTTCTTCAGGAACAAAAACATCGTCATTTTCATTCCAAACGGTACTCATTAAAATATAATCTAACGGATATAAATCTGGATTATCTTCAATTGATAAAGAATTTTTAGAAGCTTTTAATATCTCATTATCTTTTTTAATTATTTTATCAGATATTTTAACAGGAGATTGAATTGAACAGTACGAGCGATTTTTTACTAACTCGCCCAAACCATCATTAATTTCCCGTTCAAATATTAAAATATCCATTTATTCCACCAATATTAAAATTTACTAATTGTTTCTTTTGGTTTCCGCGTAAGATTCATTTGATTAATTAAAGAAGCCATTAAACCAGTATATTGCATCATATCATTATCTTCGTCTTCGGTCATTTGCCGCATTTCTAAACAATAGTCTTTACCGCATTTATAAACATTTAAATTAGTCATGTTTCCCATTTCTTTTCCGTCCATAGAAACAGAACAACTTTTTTTTAGTGTGTCAAAAGACATATTAATCATCGCCATATTAAACCCCTTAGAAATTTATAAAACCTATAATACCATTTTCTTTTAGAAATTTGAAATTCTACTATTTTAGAAATACACCGAATATTATTTTTTGATATAGGTTTAGGTAAATTTTCAGATAAATGTAAATGTTGGAATTTTTTGCTTCTTGAATTATGCGAACGTAAGAAATTATAAAGATTATTATTTACTAAATATTTTCCCCATTTTGTTTCTAAAACATCGGAATCAATCTCCGAATCGGTTGGAGGTAAATAATTTAAATTTTTAACGGCGAAAAAATTAGTATGCCAAACATTATCGCGAGAAATCCCGTTTTCCCAAAAAAATAAAACCGCTTCTTTATTTAGAATATTATCTTGAATTAATTTATATGTTCCTGGCACCACTTTAATATCAGCAGTTTGCCCAATAATAAAATATTCGCCTTCTTTAAAATTATTTTTAATATATTCAAATCCAACTTTTAAATTTAAACATTCTGGATATGTAGTTGGACCGCCATCAAATTCAGAAGTATTTCTAAATAACAACTTATCAATATATCCTTCTTTAATTAAATTTTCGAAAATCCATAAATATTCTTGTTGAGGAGAAGCCCAAACAACAATGACATATGGTTTTTCTTGAAATTCATTAAACAGGAAGTTATTATATTTAATATGTTCTTGTAATTCGTGAAATCTATTAAATATTGTTATTAGAATTATCGGCTTCATTGTTAAAATTTAAGCATGCGCAAACAACACATTGTAAACGTCTTAAAACATTAATTGTTGGTTCTTTACTTTCTTTTCGTTGATATTCTTTAATCATCGAAGCATACAAATCTTGATGAAACTTTAAATTATTTGGATTTTTAGATACTAAATCAATAACATAATTCTCATCCAATTCCCTGTTAAAATCTAAATTAGATAAAATTCTAAATTTATATTTTTCTAAATTATCAAATTCTTCAACGGTTAATTGTCGAAGATTTTCTTTATTTAAAAATTCAAGATATAAAGCATTTAATTGCTCATAAAGTTTATTTTGATATTTTTCAACATGAAACAATTTCCCGGCAAAATTAGCTTTTGTTCGAATAACTGTTTTCTTTTGTTTTCTTTTTACTTTATCTTTCTTATTTTTGGGACGCCCGCCATTACTAACAACATTATCATTCGCAGTATTATTTGGAGAAGGTTTATTTTTTGCTAATTTCATCGCGGAATTTTGTTTAATTTCTTCTGGAGTTTTTTCTCCAACCTTTCTGTCTTCTAACTCAATTCCAACTTCCGATGGAGATATAACCCCTTGATTAATAAAATTAGTTATCCAATCATCTTTAATTTGCGGTCGATGCCATGGCCCGGCCTTTTGAACTCTTTTTCCTTTATCTCTTTCTTTTTCTTGTCGTTGAATTCTAGCATTTTCAATATCAGGATTCGCCCCAATAATATTCTGAACAAATTCCTCACTTAAAATATTTCTATCAACCATGTTTGTTAAGATTTGATAAATAGAAGATGGGTCACTTAAAATCATTCTGTCGAAAGTTAAAACTGGGGCTACGTCAAATCCCGGAACACCTTTCATCGCTATCATTACTTGTTTAAATTCTTCTTCCCAGAAAGTACAAAGTAAATTTCTAAAACTTTCTAATCTTTCAATTAAAGTTTGAATAACAATATAATTGGATGTAAAATTACCTTGACTACTAGCGCCTGTGAATAATGCGGGAACTCCTAACGCCGTCCAAATAGCATTCAAAACCGGAATATATTTTGCTTCTCCAAGAAACGCTTGATAATTAGTTGTTATTTCTTGTAATTCTAAATCCGGCCCCCAAATTAAATCTGTAATACCGCCGCCGCCAGCATTCATCAAAATACCAGCAAGTTTTTGCATTGCGTCTAAATCTGGGAAAATTTTATATTCTAAATTTCCAAGTTTCCAAATTCTTAATTGAGAAATAACACCGTCTAAAGCACTATCATCTGCCAACTTCATCTTTTGTAAAGTTTGTAAATCTTTTAAAACAGAATATAAAATAGGTGTCGGGAAAATTTTCCAATCATCTTTTTTATAAAAAATAGCGCGAGTTTTCTTTTTATCTAATTGAACAAATTTTGAGCCGGTCCGAATAGTATTTACTAAATCTACGGGAAGTTGTTGTATTAAATCTAACTCAGCCGGACCATTTGGATAATTAATGATTCTAAGTAAATTTTCAGGAAGTTTAACAGAGAATTGATAATTATTACTAGAAATTAGAGTTGCATACTTTTCGTTATCTACTTCTAAAGAAAGCGGATTGATAATATTATAAGATACAGGAATCTCCCGTTTAATTATATCATATTCTGTTTCTTGGTAATCTGTATTTGGGGCGGCGTTTCCTTTGAAAAAATCTTTTGTTTTCCTTAGTTCAAGTTTTGCGGTATTTTTTTGAACAACAGCTAATCCGGCTCTAGGTAATAAATTAACAATTCTTTCAGAACGTTCCGCGCCATTAACAACATTATGGAACCAAGTTTGCCACCACAATTCTACTTTTTTATTTGGATGAGCTAAATTAATTCCTTTAACCGTAAAATCGGCCATTAAATCAACAATATTCCGAATAATACCATTTCCTGACTCTTCATACGCCTGCATACATGCGGAAATTTTTCCTTTAGGAGTCCTTGGAATTTTTGAGTTCGGACGATAATTTTCATAATCATAATAACTATATTCATCGCGAATATCTATATTATTATAAGCATTTTGAAATGTATTGGCGGATTTTGAAGTATAAACAGGAAGTTTACTAAGATTTTTATAAAATTCTTGCATGGTAATACTTCGGTTTTGCTGACCGTCATTCCAAGTTAGAACTAAATCTTCTTTTTCTTGTTTAATTTCTGCCATGATTTTCCTTTTATTGAGTAATCGAATTAGTAATTATATTAGTATATTACACCTTCTTCTTCACAATAAACCCGTAGTTTTTATTTACTCTATCAGTAAACCATTTTGGTCCCTGTTGATACATTTTACTATTTCTACGTTTATTTAAATCTTCGTTTTTAATATCAGACGCCGACATTCCTACTGGTTTATAATTTATTTCGGGATTTGCAACAACATTAAATTGCCTAGCAATAAAATTACCCATTAAAATCGAAGAATACCTATCTTTTTTAAGTCTTCCTTTTTTAGAATTCGGCCCTTTCACTTCTGGAGTAGACCACCTATCTCTTCCATTATCTGTTTTAGAATGGACAATTGTAATCATTTCATTTTTAATATCTTCAATTTCTAACATACAATTTTCTAAAGTATCATATAATTGATATTCGTCGTCAACCGAATCATCGTTATCTTGAGCGCGACCAGCAGCTTTTTCATCTGCTAAAGCATTCGCCAAAACAACGCTATCATATTTTGGAAATATTAAATTCTGTTCTTCTAAATCTTGTTTTAAGAAATGATTTGCGTTCATTACATCGTCAGCATTTGTTGGATTAAAGAATTGTAATATATGGTGCCCTTCCATATTATCCGTAACTTTTTCTTTATCATCTTCAATAATTTCTAAAATTGGTTTTTCGCCTTCCCTACAATAGAATGGGTCTTGTAACATACCCGCCAATTGTATACCGCCGCCGAATCTATCAATAACAATTCTTTCACATGTGAATAATTTCATTAAATCACGAATTTTATTAGAACAATATCTAAAAAAATCATGCTCTTTTGTTAAACCTTTTTTTAATCTTTTATTATATTTTTTCCTGTTAATCGTCCAACAATAAACTATCCTTCTATGAGTCACCCAAAGTTCAATTAACGTAACAGCAAAATTATCTCTTTCTGAAGCGGTGTCAATCGACATAACATATCGTTTATAAAAATTACCTTTAACCATAGCAGAAAAGTTAACTTCTTCGCCATCTTTAAATATCTGATTTTTTTTACCACAAGTCGCCCGTTCTATCAAACTTCTCCTATAAAATCCTTCTGTATCAGAAATAAAAATAGCTCCCATTTCCATTTGATAAACCGATTCATGAGAAGTAGCTTTAATAGAAGCGACCGTTTTATCATCCATATAATCAGGTAATAAAAGGTCGTGCGGTAATCTAATAATACAATAATCTCGCCAATCTAAATGTTTATTATTTCCTTCAGAATCCCCTTTATTTAAAATAATATTTCTATAATTTGAAAAATATCTATAAAAATTCTCAAAAGTATATCCAGGAGTACCACTAATTACGCATCTGTTTCCGCTACTAGTAATAATTTCTTCATGTAATTCTTCTTCCGTCATTTTCCCAAGAGATTTCAAACCTCTCATTTTTCCTTTTTGCATCATATTTGTTACAGGGTCGGCACTAACAGCACCGAAAGCCTTCATAACAGTTTCAAAAATACCAACGTCAACAGTGTTAAATTCATCAACAATTAAATCCGTAGAACGCAAACCTCTAATAGTATCCCCGTTTCCTACAGGAATAGCAGTAATAGTAGAAGTTCCAATTCTAAAAGTGCATCTATCAATATCTCTTGTCGGTTTATTTAATCTATCATAACTTAAAATGTTTTGAAGCATTGGAGCATTTCGCCAAATAGTTTCGCAATACTCATAAACCATTTTCGCGTGACGAAAAGCCGCACCAGTAATTACAATTTTTGAATTAGGAGTTAATAAAGCTTTTTTAATAGCCCAAACAGAAATCATAAAAGTCTTAGATGCCCCACGAGACGCAATCAGGCAAACTTGCAAATGCTTATCAAGCATATTTAGAATAACGGCTTGTGTAGGATTAATATTAAGATTCAAAATGTATTTACAAAACATAGCAACATTTTCAGGCTGTTTTAATAAATGCAAAATGTGTAGTTGCGGATTTTCTTTAAATAATGTATTTGAAGTTTTAAATATATTCCTAGTTTGTATTTTAGAAAATTCTTCCAAACTTCCCAAATTCAACCAAAAATTATCTAAAAATTCTTGCTCTATCTTACTATCCACTTTAAGTTTATTTTCTAATTTCATAATTAATAAAAGATTTAAAAAGTTGCTCTACACATTCTTTTCCGTATTTACCAGCAAAAATTATTTGGGTGTTATATTGAAGCATGTATCTAGAAACCGTGGAATGTAAAAACTTGCTAGACATTTTAACTTTCCACCATAGATTTTTTGGAATACCAGAGTTAACAGGGAATGTTAATAGGTCGTTATAAGTAAATTCACAAACAATATATGAATGTTTATATTCTTGAAGTCTTACTAATTCTTTCTCAAATCGTGGTTCAAAAATATTTTTAGCTAGTTCTCCAGTATTCTTTTTCCTTTCAATAGAAATTTCCCGTTCATACCCTAATAAAGAATAATCGCCACTATCTAATTTTTTAATTAAAGTCGTCGCAAAAATTTCGTTTGGACCAAACTCCCACCCAAAACCTTCTTTTTCTCTAGTATCTCGAATCACTGTAAACTTAGTATTTTCTTTCATAATCATGTAAATCTGCGAAATACATCCTTTTAACTAATTCATCAAATATAATTTTATTTTCCCATCCAGTAGCTTTTCTTAATGGTGTTGAGTCGCCTTTTAAGTATGGAACTTCGTTTGGGCGAAAAAATTTTGGATTTATTTGAACAATTTCTTTAACAGGAGATTTAGTTTCAGAGGAAATTAATTTATGACAGGTTGTATAAAAATCTTCAACCGAATGCGTTTCCATTGAAGAAATAACATAATCTACCGGGTCTTTTTGAGTTATCATTTTATAAATAGCTTGAACACTATCTTCGGTGTGCGTCCAATCTCTTTTTGATTGACAGTTTCCTAGTTCAAGTTTTAAATCTTTTGGGCAACCCATTTTAGTATAATTGGCAAAAAATTTAGTAATCTTTCTTGTTACGAAATTTTCTCCTCTTCGTTCACTTTCTGAATTAAACATTACCCCAGAACAAGCCCAAATATTATAAGATTCTCGATAAAGTCTTGTATTATGATAAGCCGATAATTTCGCTACAGCATACGGGGAATTTGGAATCATTGGAGTCGTTATTCTTTGAAATC